GACATTGAGGATGACATCAAGGATGTGAACGGCACTCCACTTGATGTTGCTGCGCTCAAGGCGCAGATGATGGAAGACTTCAAGAAGGACAAAATCCGCAAGTCTATTGACCAGATTGAGCTAATGGCTGAAATCTATGGCACTGGCATCGGTGAAATCGTTGTCAGTATGGAAAAGGAGTTCATCCCTTCTACGCAGCCGATTCCAGGTCAACCAGGGCAAGCTGCCATTGGTGTTATCGAGAAAGAGCGTGTTGGCGTAAAGATTGTTCCCGTCAATCCCAAGAACTTCTTGTTTGACCCAAATGGAACATCAGTCGATGACTGCATGGGCGTTGCCATTGAGAAGTATGTCTCTATCCACAAAATCGTGCGTGGCATTGAGCGCGGTATCTATCGCAAGGTAAACATCACGCCGACCTACGATGACACAGACCTTGAGCCAACTCAAGAAGTTGTGCAGTTCCAAGATGAAAAAGTAGTGCTGCTGACCTACTACGGGTTGGTTCCGCGAGAGTACATAAAGAAGGCAAACGAGGAAGTTGAAGTCCTGTTCCCCGAAGACTCTGTTGCCGAAGAATACCAAGATATGGTAGAGGCAATCGTAGTCATTGCGAACAATGGGTTGCTGCTCAAAGCAGAAGAAAACCCATACATGATGAAAGACCGCCCCGTCTTGGCCTATCAAGATGATACGGTTCCGAATCGTCTTTTGGGTCGTGGAACTGTGGAAAAAGCATTCAATATGCAGAAAGCTATTGATGCACAAGTTCGCAGCCATTTGGATTCGCTGGCACTCACAACATCACCAATGATTGCGGTAGATGCGACTCGTCTGCCCCGTGGAGCCAAGTTTGAAGTTAAGCCTGGAAAGGCTTTCTTGACAAACGGCAATCCATCAGAGATTTTGATGCCGTTCAAATTTGGCAATACGGATGGCAACAACCTAGCCACTGCCAAAGACTTTGAGCGTATGTTGCTACAAAGCACTGGAACACTGGATTCCCAAGGAATGGTGTCCAATGGTGCGCGGGACATGGGCCAAGGCGGTATGTCGATGGCTGTTGCGTCCATCATCAAGCGATACAAGCGCACTTTGGTAAACTTCCAAGAGGATTTCCTCATTCCGTTCATCAACAAAGCGGCTTTCCGCTTCATGCAGTTTGACCCAGAGCGTTACCCCTCTGTTGACATGAACTTTTTGCCGACTGCTACGCTGGGAATCATTGCCCGTGAGCATGAGCAGCAGCAATTCATTGGGTTGTTGCAGACTCTTGGCCCGAATACACCTGTTTTGCCGTTGATTCTTAAAGGAATTCTGAGCAATTCCAGCCTGACCAACCGCTTTGAACTGATTGCTGCGCTTGAGCAAATGAGCCAAGCTGACCCGCAGGCGCAGCAAATGGAGCAAATGAAGACGCAATTGGCTCTTCAGGCTGCTCAGGCGCAGATTGCAGTCAATACGACCCAGGCAGAGCAGAATCGCGCAGAGGCCAATAAGCTCAATACCGAAGCGCAGCTTATGCCACAGGAGTTGCAGGCAAAAGCACTGGCTGCTGCGACTAAGAATCTTCCTCAGCAGTCTGATGCCAATCAAGTTGAGTTCGATAAGCGTGTCAAAATCGCTGAATTGATGCTCAAAGAGGCTGACATCAAGAACAAGTCTAAGATTGTTGAATTGCAGATGCAAGATAAGAAATCTAGCATGGAGCAAGACTTTTTAAACCGCATCACCACGGAATTGCAGTCATGAGCATTGTTGAAAAAGTAAACAAAATGTCTCCTGAGGAGCTCATGGATATGGCTGCTGCATTGAAAATTGCCGCATCCGAAAGATTGCAACAAAATCGCAATGAAAACATCGGCAAAAGTGTAGAAGTTGTTGTTAAGGGTTTGAAAAAAATCAAATCTGACCTTGAGGCTCGTTTTGATGAGTTAAATAGCACGATTCAGTCTAAAGCAAACTCACTTTCTAATGGAAAAGATGGCGAGAATGGTCGTGATGGAAAAGACGGAAAAGATGGGCGTGTTGGTGTTGATGGCGCTCAAGGCCCACAAGGAGCCCCTGGGCAAGATGGCAAAGATGGTGAAGATGGCATAGGCGTAGCCAACGCATTTGTTGACTTTGATGGTGGATTGACCATTGTTCTTAGTGATGGTCGTGAAATCAATGCTGGTGAAGTCATCCCAATGGATGTCGCGGAGAAGATTAAAGTCATCACCAATGGCGGTGGCACTTCTCAATCTGTCTTGGACTCTATTGCAAGTTTGCAATCTCAGATAGATACGCTCATTCCTAGTCAAACAGGGAATAGTGGAAAATTTTTAACCACTAATGGTACAGCAACCTCATGGGCGGCTGTTAGTGGCTCTGGAACAGTTACTTCCGTTTCAGTTACGCCAGCAAATGGTTTTTCTGGAACTGTTGCTAATGCAACTATCGCGCCAGCCATTTCTATTGGGACTAGTGTTACAGGCGTACTGAAAGGAAATGGGACAGCAATTTCCGCTGCCACTTCTGGGACAGATTATCAAGCGCCTATTACGCTAACCACTACAGGCACGTCTGGTGCGGCAACTTTTACAGGCAATACACTTAACATTCCTCAGTACACTGGAGGAGGCGGTAGCGGCACAGTCACCAGCGTTGCTGCAACAGTTCCAGCATTTTTGTCTGTAACTGGCAGTCCAATTACCACATCAGGAACATTAGCAATTGGGTTGTCTGGAACTGCACTTCCGATAGCTAATGGCGGTACGGGAACCACAACCCGCCAAGATGCAATAGATGCTCTGGCTGGCGCAACAACTAGCGGCTATTATTTACGTGGTAACGGCACGGATGTAGTGATGGCAGCAATTCAAGCTGCGGATGTTCCAACGCTCAACCAAAATACCACAGGTAGCGCAGCAACTCTAACAACAGGCCGAACAATTGCTATTACTGGGGATTTGGCCTACACCAGCCCTAGTTTTGACGGCTCTGCAAATGTAACTGCCGCAGGAACATTAGCAACAGTCAACGCTAATGTTGGCGCATTTACAAACGCAAGCGTTACTGTGAATGCCAAGGGGCTTATCACAGCAGTATCTAGTGGAACAGCGCCCGTTACATCGGTTACCGGAACATCACCTGTATCTTCTAGTGGCGGTGCAACTCCTGCAATTAGTCTTGCTGCTAGTTATGGAGACACCCAAAATCCGTACGCATCTAAGACAGCCAACTTCATGTTGGCAGCGCCCAATGGCTCGGCTGGAGTTCCTACGTTTCGCGCTATGGTTGCCGCTGATGTTCCGACTCTTAACCAGAACACTACCGGAACTGCATCAAACGTCACAGGTACAGTAGCTATTGCCAACGGTGGTACAGGAGAAGCCACACGCCAAGCTGCTATAGATGCGCTTGTTGGTGCAACTACTAGCGGCTCATATTTGCGCGGCAATGGTACGGATGTGGTTATGACTACCATTCAAGCCGCTGATGTGCCAACACTTAACCAAAATACCACAGGCACTGCATCAAACGTTACAGGCACAGTAGCTATTGCCAACGGTGGTTCCGGCGCTACAACAGCGCAAACAGGTATGAATGCCTTTGCTGGTGCGGTCACCAGCGGCTCATATTTGCGCGGTAACGGCACAAATGTGGTGATGGCAACCATCCAGGCTGCTGATGTTCCCACTTTGAATCAAAACACGACAGGAAATGCAGCTACGGCTACATCTGCAACAACGACAACCAATATCGCTGGTGGCACAAATCTGCAAATTCCGTACAACACGGGTTCTGGTGCTACATCGTTTATTGCTGCTCCCACTATTAGTAGCACTTATTTGCAATACACCGGCACAGGGTTTGCTTGGGCTTCTGTTTCTGGTCTTGGTACTGTTACATCAGTTGCAGCTACTGTTCCATCATTTTTGTCAATCAGCGGAAGCCCCATTACAACTGCGGGAACTTTGGCAATCAGTTATTCGGGTACAGCATTGCCCGTGGCAAATGGTGGCACAGGACAAACTACTGCTAGTGCAGCTTTTAACGCCTTATCGCCAATTACCACTACTGGCGATTTGATTCTTGGTAATGGCACAAACAGCGCAACCCGTTTAGGCATTGGTGCTAATGGTTATGTGCTGACTTCTAATGGCACAACGGCTTCTTGGGCCGCTAGTGGTGGCGGTGGTGGCAGTGGTCTATCTTGGCAAGCTGTACAGACAGCTAATTTTACTGCTGTATCTGGTAGAGCATACCCAGTAAACACAACCGCTGGTACTTTTACTGCTACGTTACCAGCATCACCTACTGCTGGTGATTTTGTTTGTTTTGTTGATTACGCTGGAACATTTAATCCAAATTATCTTACTGTTGCTCCTAATGGCGGCAAAATTGACGGGGATACAGGCAATGTTCAGATTACACAAACCAGAGAAGCTATCCATTTTGTTTATATTGATACAACTCAAGGATGGATTCCATACTCTGGATTTAATACAGTAACCCCAGTTGGCGGTTATGCAGTTGAGTATTTGGTAGTTGCAGGCGGCGCTGGTGGAGGAGCCAACATTGGCGGTGGTGGTGGTGCTGGTGGGTATAGAACTGCAACTGGTTTTAGTGTTACTGGCGGGACATCCTACACCGTTACCATAGGTGCTGGTGGGGCTGGTGGCATTCCAGCGGGGTCAACTTATCAAGGCGTTGCTGGTAGCAATTCTGTTTTTTCTAGCATTACATCTACTGGTGGAGGCGGTGGTGGCTACGCCTCTGCTGCTGGTGCTATTAACGGCACTGCTGGTGGTTCTGGAGGTGGTGGTGGTTCTCTAATTGATACTGCTGCTAATGACGCATCTGGCGGCTCTGGAACATCAGGCCAAGGCAATCGTGGCGGTAATGTCAGCAGTAGTGCTAGAGGTTCTGGCGGTGGTGGCGGTGCATCTGCTGCTGGTGGCGATACAAGTTCAGATACCAATGGTGCGGGCGGTGCAGGGTCAGCAAGCAGCATAAGTGGCAGTAGCGTTACCTACGCTGGTGGTGGTGGCGGTGGTGGTTATCCAAATAATGGCGGTGCTGGCGGTGCTGGAGGTGGCGGTGCTGGTGCTAACCCAACCAATGGAACTGGTACTGCCGGTACAGCAAATACCGGTGGAGGCGGCGGTGGTGGTGGTGGCGGTGTTGCACCAGGAGGTTATGGTGGCGCTGGTGGTTCTGGTATTGCTGTAATCAAATATATTGGCGCTCAACGTGGAACTGGTGGAACCGTAACAACGGTTAGTGGTTACACCATCCACACATTTACTTCATCTGGCACATATACGGCGTAAATATCATGGCACATTTTGCAAAAGTTTTAAATGGCATTGTGGTTCAAGTCATTGTGGCTGAACCAGAGTTTTTTCAAAACTTTGTGGATAGTTCTCCCGGCGAATGGATTCAGACCAGCTACAACACTCACGGCGGTGTCCATGCTAACGGCGGCACTCCATTGCGTAAAAACTACGCAGGAATTGGCTACACATACGATTTCACTAGAGATGCTTTTATTCCACCAAAGATGTACCCATCTTGGACATTAAACGAAGATACTTGCCTTTGGGAGCCGCCTAGTCCGTATCCAGCAGATGATAACCGTTATGCATGGAATGAAGATACACTAATCTGGATTCAAATTACTGGAGCATAGATATGGCAACTACAGTCACGATTAAACCAAATGCAATTGACCTATCTGGGGCTACATCAGGTACTACTACATTGCAAGCTGCTGCTGTGGCTGGCACTACAGTTCTTACGCTGCCAGCGGCTACAGATACCTTGGTTGGTAAAGCGACTACTGATACGCTAACTAACAAAACGCTTACAAGCCCTACTCTTGCATCTGCAAATATCACAACTGCACTGACTCTAACCAGTGCAGCAGGAACATCTGGACAGGTATTGACTTCTGCGGGGTCTGGCAATGCTCCTACCTGGGCAGCGCCTGTATCTATTACATCGGGTACTGCTGTTGCATCTACATCTGGAACCAGCATTGATTTCACTGGAATACCATCTACAGCAAAGCGGATTATGGTGATGTTTAACGGCGTATCTACTAGCGGTACATCTAATATTATTGTACAAATTGGCTCAGGAAGCATTACATCAAGTGGCTACGTTTCCTCTTTTGCAAACAATGATACTTTCGGTATTTATACATCAACAACAGGATTTATTGCAAGCCAATGGTCAGGAGTTACAACAGCCAATAGAAATTCTATTTCCACTTTAGTTACGCCTGGGTCTAATAGTTGGATATTTAGCATAGTTGGTCATATAGATGCGGGTGCTTCTGTTGTTCAAACAGGAGCAGGAAAACTTTCTTTAGGCGGCGCACTTGACCGCATTCGCATCACCACCGTGAACGGAACTGATACCTTTGATGCTGGCACTATCAACATTCTTTACGAGTAAATTATGGAATACCAAGCAATGTTTAACTTTGTCGGCTGCGTGTAGCGAATGACTCCTGAACTTCAGAAATACTATGAGGATAGATTCAATCTGTTTTCAATGGATGGTTGGAAAGACTTAATTGAAGATGTTGATAAAATTATTGCTTCGATAAACAACATTGCAACAGTTTCTGACGAAAAAGACCTACAATTCAAAAAAGGCGAGCTTTCAATTCTTACTTGGCTGAAAACTTTGAAAGAGGCCAGTGAGACTGCGTATGAGGAATTGAATGAAAAGAATGTATGATTACGCCTGCAAATGCGGGCAAAAGTTTGAGAAATTTACCACTTATGAGGCGGTAAATGTCCAATGTGAGTGTGGTGAACTAGCTGTTCGCGCACTCTCTGCTCCAGCGTTTAGGTTGGAAGGATGGTCTGGAAGTTTCCCCTCTGCATATGGGAGATTTCCTAAAAGCCACACTGACAAGCTAAAATCTGAGCGCAAAGCTAACGCACAAACATGAAAGTGTCGCGTTAATCTCCTACAACCGAAAGTACGGCAGGAAAAGGAAACGATATGTTGATTGACAAAGAAGACGAGACGCTTGGCGAGTTAGAAGTTGAAGAGACTAAGCAACAGGCCCATGAACTTCCTGATAAATACAGGGACAAAAGTTTAGAGGACATTGTGAAAATGCACCAGGAAGCTGAAAGGCTTATTGGAAAGCAGGCACAAGAAGTTGGCGAAGTGCGGAAACTTGCAGATGAGCTAATTAAGCAGAACCTTTCTTCTAAGCAGCAATATGTCAAAGAGGATGAGCCAGAAGTAGATTTCTTTGAGAATCCACAGAAGGCAGTTCAGAAGACGATTGATAGCCATCCTGATGTGGTAGCTGCTCGACAAGCAGGTATCGAGTTCAAGAAGGCTCAGATTCAGCAGAAGTTATCGCAGGCACATCCTGATTTTGTGCAAGTTGCACAAGACCAGAACTTTGTGAATTGGGTGAAATCTTCACCTGTTCGCTTGGGGCTGTATGCGAAGGCAGATGGTGAGTTTGATTTTGATTCGGCTAACGAACTGATTTCTACCTATAAAGAGTTGCGTGGCGTGAAGACTAAGCAAGCCGAACAAGCTGGTCAAACAGCTAGGGCTACTAGTATGAGAGCCGCAGCAGTCGATACAGGTGGAACTGGAGAGAGTTCAAAGAAGGTTTACCGAAGGGCTGACCTGATTCGGCTGAAAATGACTGACCCATCTCGCTATGATGCGCTAAGTGATGAAATCATGACCGCATACGCAGAGGGACGGGTCAAGTAACTAACTTTTAATTTTGGAGTATTAACATGGCATTTCCTACCCCTGCGGTTACCACCACTACGGCGGCAACCTTTATCCCTGAAATTTGGTCTGATGAAATCGTTGCGGCCTACAAGAAAAATCTTGTTCTGGCTAATCTGGTTACGAAGATGAATTTCAAAGGCAAGAAAGGTGATACCGTTCACCTGCCTGCGCCTTACCGTGGCACTGCTTCTGCTAAAGCAGCAAGCACAGCCGTTACCCTGATTGCAGCTACTGAGACTACCGTTGACGTTTCCATCAACAAGCACTATGAATATAGCCGCTTGATTGAGGACATCGTTGAGGCACAAGCTCTGAATAGCCTGCGCTCGTTCTATACCTCTGATGCTGGTTATGCTCTGGCGAAACAAATTGATAGCGATTTGGTTCAGCTTGGTCGTAACTTCAACGGCGGTACTGCTGGCAGCGCCCGCTACACTGCTGCTTACATTGGCGGCGATGGCACTACCACTTTTGACTACTCTGCTAATTCCAGCACTGGTAACGCCTCTGCCCTGACCGATGTAGCTATCCGCCGCACCATCCAGCGCCTGGACGATAACGATGTTCCTATGGACGGTCGTTTCTTCATCATTCCTCCTTCTAGCCGCAATACGTTGATGGGCCTTGCCCGTTACACCGAGCAGGCTTTTGTTGGCAATGGTGATGCAATCCGTAATGGCGAAATTGGTCAACTGTACGGCATGGCTGTTTTTGCTACCAGCAACGCTGACTCTGCATCTGCTACCGCTGCGTTCCCCGCAAGCGGCACTGCAATTGCCCGTGTCTGCTTGATGGGCCACAAAGACGCTTTGGTGTTGGTTGAGCAAGTTGGTGTTCGCACTCAGACTCAGTACAAGCAAGAATACCTTGCTACGTTGCTGACCGCCGATACTCTGTACGGTGTGAAAGCTCTGCGTGATAGCGCAACCGCTGGCGAGCCTAACTCGTCCGCAGCCTACGCTCTGGTCGTACCAAGCTAATGGTAATCCCCCTGCCTAACGGTAGGGGGTTCTTTCTTAAGGAGTACAAATATGGCTGCTGCTACCGCTGTTGTTTCCCGCCGTGGAAATGACCAATTTCGTGGTATTTTTTCTGACACTTGGGCTGTTTCCGCAACTCTAGATTCAGCCTCTATCTCAACTGGAGGCGCTGCAACTGATACAGTGACCGTTCCTGGTGTTGCTCTTGGCGATATGGTTTTGGGCATGTCTGTTGCTGTAAGCGAAGCTGGGCTAGTTCGCCGCGCTTATGTTTCTGCTGCTAATACCGTGACAATCGCTACTACCAATACAACTGGTGGTTCTGTAGACCTTGCATCGACTACCGTTGATTTGGTTATTGCACGAATGGTGTAAAGATAGGGGGGCTTGCTCCCCTTTCTTGTTTCAAGGATTTTTATGGCTAAGTTCAAGTGTTTGGTAAGTGGTAATTTTGTCAACTTCAATGTTCAGTACGACATTGATGTGATGATGCAGCACCCTGAATACGAACTGGTTAACGAAGAGTCCTTAAAACAAGAAGACGTTAAAAAATCTGTAGGCCGTCCTAAAAAGGTGCAAGAGCATGACCGAGATTAGTCCAAGAGAATTTGGAAAGCTAGAGGCTCAGGTAGAGGCTCTACAGGAACAGGTATCTCAGTTGTCCAAAGATGTGAAAACACTTCTTGAGATGGCAAACCAAAGCAAAGGTGGCCTATGGGTCGGAATGTCAATAGCATCTGCTATCGGTGGCGCTATCACCTTCTTTGCTACTAAGATACTGCGATGAAAGAAGGTCTACTCTCTGGTGTGACTTGCCCTGTGTCTACACAGGACATCTCTATTAACTTGAAAAATAGGAACCATGCCTTCAAAGAGTACGGTTATGGCCCTCCCAACCCCAATGAGGCAAATGATGCATTTTGGCTAAAGAAAGCCAAGATGTATAACGCTCCTACTGCAACTATCAAAGGTATGCGTTGCGGAAACTGCGCTGCATTTATCCAGACTCCCAAGATGATGGCTTGCATCACGCAAGGTCTTGAGAAAGATGAAGAAGGCTTGTCCTATGACCAGCAGTTCATCAAAGCAGCAGACCTTGGATACTGCGATTTATTCCAATTCACTTGTGCAGCGGCCCGTACTTGTGACGCATGGAAATCTGGTGGGCCTATTACTAAGGATAAAGCATGATGTACGGAAAATCCTCTAAGCCAGCAGCAAAATCTGCACCCAAGAAAAAAGCTATGCCATTAACTATCATGGTCGCAGTTGGCAAGCCAAAAATGCCTTTGCCTGTCCGTGGTCAGCGCACAGCCACTAACATGATGAAGAAATCAGGTCGAGGTAAATAATGGCATCTCTATCAACACCAATCACTCTATTAAGCGCAGTTGGCGCTACTGGCGCATCTCCAGCAGTTCAAGTTGACGCTGGCAATCCAGCATTTTTGCAAGTTTCAGGCATTACATCAGCTACTGTTGCATTGCAAGGCAGTCTTGATGGTACAAATTGGGCAACTATTGGGACAGCATTGACTGCTAATGGCATCATTACTGTACAAAATGCTCCAACTTATTTGCGCGCAAATTGCACTGTTTTTGTAACAGGCACGATTACCGCCAAGATTCTGTACTAAGGACTAGCCATGAAAAAGCCCACAATGGCCCAAAAAAAGGTCAGTAAGGTAATGAAAGAGTACGGCAAAGGTGAACTGCACTCTGGCTCTAAAAAAGGCCCAGTAGTCAAGTCTCA